TGCTGCGATTGAAGATATTGTGAATGAGGGTATTATTTCAAACCTCAACGACATTCCCGTTAATATAGATTTACACAATATCCCCTATCCAGAAAAAATTAAAAGAAGGATTAGATCAGAATTCAGTGAAGTTCTGAGGCTTCTTAATTTTAATGAAAAGGGCCACGATATTTTTCGTCGGTGGTATATCGACGGGCGGTTATACTACCACAAAATTATTGATAGTAAAGACCCGAAGAGGGGACTTGTACAGTTAAGAAATATTGATCCTACTAAGATTCGTAAAGTTAGAGAGACACAGAAAGACCCTGATCCAAATAATCATGGTATTGAAATGGTAACAAAAGTAGATGAGTATTTCATCTATAATGATAGGGGATTTGCAACTAGTGCAGGCACAGGAAGTAACCAAGGAATTAAGATTGCTTCTGATTCGATTGCGTATGTTCCATCGGGCCTTATGGATGGTAACTCTGGTAGAGTCGTCTCGTATCTTCAGAAGGCAATAAAACCAGTTAATCAATTGCGTATGCTTGAAGATGCAATTGTTATCTATCGTATCGCCCGCGCACCTGAGCGTAGAGTTTTCTATATTGACGTTGGTAATCTACCGAAAATTAAAGCAGAACAATATCTAAAAGATGTGATGAACCGTTATCGCAACAAGCTTGTTTATGATGCGAGTACAGGTGAGATTCGGGATGACCGAAATCATATGAGTATGTTGGAGGATTTCTGGTTGCCGCGCCGAGAAGGTGGCCGAGGCACTGAAATTTCAACACTCCCTGGTGCTTCTAATTTAGGAGAGATTGATGACATCGTATACTTCCAACGGAAGTTATATCGTTCTCTCAATGTGCCAATCAGTAGACTTGAATCAGAAAATGGATTCAGTCTCGGCCGAGCGTCAGAAATCACCCGTGACGAACTTAAATTTACTAAGTTTGTTCAACGGATTCGGAAGAAATTCACTCCCCTTTTCACTGACCTTCTTAGGACTAATCTTCTGCTTAAGGGAGTAATTTCTCCAGAAGATTGGCCACGAATACAGGAACATATTCAGTATGACTTTATGGAAGATGGACACTTTGCAGAGCTGAAGGATGCAGAACTTCTTAATGATCGTATTCAGACACTCGATGGTATTCAGTCTTATATTGGTACGTTCTTCAGTAAAGAGTATGTGTTGAGGAAGGTTCTCAATATGACTGATGCAGAAATTAAAGAAATGCGTGATCAGATGGCGAAAGAGCTTGATACTGATCCGATGGACGGTGGAGTTTCAATACCTGATGGTGGTGATGGTATCACAAGGTATCCACAGGATGGCGGTGGTGGTATTGTTGCACCAGAACAAATGCCAGACTATGAAGAACCAGAAGAAGATAATAAACCAAATGGAGATAAATAATGAGTAAAGATTTTGTAGATTCAATTTCAACCGGCGATAATCTTGGAGCAGAAACTGCATTTAATGTTGCAATGGCCACAAAGGTTGGTGATACATTGGAAACTAAACGCAAAGAAGTATCAAGGACTTTTATTAATTCTAAGCCCCGTGATTCTTATTTTGACGCTGAAAAAGAATGAAACGGATTGAAGACATCTACGAGTCAACCGTTGTTGAGCGGGATGAACATAAGAAATCGAATCAATATAAGAAGCTTTCACCGAAAATGAAAGACGCTGTAGACGATTTGTTCAAAAAAATGGATGCGAAACCTTCAGATTTCCTAAATAGTTTCGAAAGAACTATTACAGATGTATCAAAGAAATTTAAAGTCCCTGAGAAGGAACTTCTTGGATATTTCGAAAAAGAAATGTTAGCGATCTAGGGGATAAGAATGGCCATTGTTGCAAGAATACTCAAAGATACCGTTGTTAATGCGCCGGGAGCCGGTGGTACAGTTACGCTTAAGGTTGATATTGAAGACGATGCTGCTGCAGATGGCGCTATTTTAGATGCAAGCGACCTGTCTGGCCATGCAAACGGTGCAAAACTAGACATCTCTAGACTTTGGTGGGGATTGACTCAAGGTAGTGCTGATGATGATACTGGTCATATTGAAATTCAAGAAGTATCTTCTGGAACAGATATTGTACAAATTAGACTTGCTGGAAGTGGACACTATGATGGTTCTGCTGGTCTTATCAAAGGAACTGCGGCGAACACAACAGAAACTTCTAGTGATCATCAAATAACTACTTTTGGTACATCTGGATTTGTTATAATTGAATTCAAAAAAGACGATAGCTATACAGCGTAAGGATAGGGTAATGAAACTATTTTCAGAAGCGGTAGAAGACGTAGAATATATCACCGAAGAAAAAGAGGGCGGTGGCAAGAACTACAAGATTCGCGGCATTTTCATGCAGGCTGATATCAAGAACCGTAATGGTCGTGTATATCCTATGGAAATTCTTCAGAAGGAAGTTGGAAAGTACAACAAGAATTTTATCAACGAGAAACGTGCATTTGGTGAACTAGGGCATCCTGACGGGCCAACCGTCAATCTGGAACGTGTGTCCCATATGATCACTTCTTTGGCACCAGATGGAAAAAACTTTATTGGAGAGGCGAAGATTATGTCTACGCCTATGGGTGAGATTGTGAAGAGTCTTATGGACGAAGGTGCAAAACTTGGCGTTTCCTCACGGGGAATGGGTAGTTTAGACGAAAAAGGTGGCGCAAGTTATGTGCGAGACGACTTCTATCTCGCAACAGCAGCAGACATTGTTGCTGATCCTTCCGCACCAAACGCTTTTGTAGAGGGTATTATGGAAGGTAAGGAGTGGATTTGGAACAACGGAGCGTTGTTGGAATCGGAAATGGTAGAGATGAAGAGGGAATTTGACGTAAAGGAGCGTCAAAGGAACGCAAATAAGGAAGCTTTAGCGTTCGCAAAGTTTCTTAAAAGACTTTAATTTATAAATAATCAACAGAACTAGGTAAGGAGACACCCTATGTCAGAACTAGAACAAACAATTGAAGAGTTGGAAGCAGAAGTGCTTGCAGAACTCGAAGAGGCGAGTGATGCCCAGACTAAGGGTGCTACTCCTGCCGAAGGCAAAAAGAAGATCGATGCAGTAACACCCGGCGGCGAAGTTGTCGATGGTGGGGAAGCCGTTGTTGATCCCGAAGCAAAATCATCTCCAACAGATGTTGCAGATAAGGTTGCAAAATCCGCAGCTGGTGATGCAGCAAAGAAGGGCGCAGGCAAGGCCGATGCTCCTCAGAAACTTGCTGCTGGTTTTGAACCAGATGCTGGCGAAGTTGTTGCTGAGGCAAAGAAGCTAACTAAAGCACAGACACTCGAGCAGATTGCAAAGATGAAGAAGTCTGAGATTGATGAGATGCTTGCTAGTCATTCTTCTAAACTTGCTGAAGCAGAAAATGCTCAGACAGAAGAAGAGCTGAGTAAGCTTGAAGATGCAAAGGCAGAGATCGAAGAGAAGATTAAGTCTATCAGTGTCAAGGAAGACGTTGCCGCTCTCGTAGATGGCGAAGGTCTTTCTGAAGAGTTTAAAGACAAGGCAGCAACAATCTTTGAAGCTGCTGTTAAATCGAAGACACGCGAAGAAATTACTCGTATTCACGAAGTGATGGCTGGCGAGTTTGAAGTAAAACTGGAAGAGTCAGTTAATACTCTTACAGAAAAAGTAGATACTTATCTCAACTACGTTGTAGAGGAATGGACGAAAGAGAACGAGTTGGCAATCGAGCGCGGTTTGAAGGGCGAGATTGCAGAAGACTTTATTTCTGGACTGAAACAGTTGTTTGAAGATCATTACATTGATGTGCCTAATGAGAAATATGACGTTCTTGAGGCACAATCTGAGAAGATTAGCGAATTGGAAGAGAAAATTAACTCTGTTATGGAGCAAAATGCTGCTCTTACGCAGGTTAAGTCTAAACTAGTTCGTGAACAGGTCATTGCCGAGGCATCCGAGGATTTGACCGACACGGAAATTGAGAAGTTCAAGTCTCTGACAAAAGATGTTGACTTTGTTTCGGAAGAGTCCTTCCGCGCAAAACTCGACACCTTGAAGGAAAGTTATTTCCCGAAGACGATTGTTGAACAGACTTTTGATGATGAAGATGGTGGCACCGCACAGGACATTGATACGACTGGCGCAATGACAGCGTATATGTCGGCAATTAGTC